CGCCGCGCCCGTTCCGCCAAAGGCTTCAACTCCGCCGGCATGGGGAAAGTGGTATCCTCTTCGTAAAACCAGATCAGCGCCTGTGCCAAATCGCGCTCATCGCACCAGCCGAGCGTCTGCTTCCAAAGCTTGAATTGACCATCATTCGGCTCGAAGCCTTTACCAGAACACGCCGATGCGTACACAATGCGGAGTTCTTTTTCAGTCATCGCTACCTGCCTCCAGAAATGCCTTTACGCGTGCATCCTTATCGCGTTGCTTTTTACTCTTGGTCGGAACTGCGGGCCGGTATTTCTGATCCGTGAACCAAAAGCGGTTTACCACTTCCCCGATTGCCACGGCCTCTCTCGCCGCCGCGAGGATGTAATCGGCTGCATCCTTCGTCGTGCCACCCTCGCGGGCCAGGAGCCGTATCGCAGTGGCGGCAACGAGGCGCGTGCCGTTGTCAGCCACAACTCCAGCCTCCTCTAAAATCCAGTTCGCCAGTGGAAGCTCAGAGCCGGGATCGGTATTGACAGGTCGTTCCAAAGGGCGCGGTTTTTGCTTCCCTTCCTCTTCCCTGTTCCCTTCCCTTCCCTTCCCTTCCTCTGATGAGGCCTCACTGAGTTGTGCGTGAGTGCTCACTGAATCCTCCCAATGTATCTCCAAGCCTTTTATTTTGCTAGGAGTAGGTCTGTTCACTCGCTGGTGAATGTCGAAATTAACGATGCAGCCGTACCGCCGCGATGTTCCATTGCATCCTAGTCTCACGTACCCTAGGTCAACCAATTGCGTGAGCATGTCGTGAATACTCACTGAGGTCTCACGGAGCGGGAAAACGTTGGCTTTGATCAGCCCCTCGTTAGCGTTGAAATATCCGTCGTCGTCGGCATAGCAAAGGAGGCCTGCGGCGAATAAATGTGTTTCAGCAGACAAGGAGGAAAGCTCCTCATGCGTGAAAAACTCCGGCTTAATGGTGCGGATACGACCCACGTGTATCCTCTCTCAAGTAAGGCTGGCGGGGATGCCTTGAGAAACATCCCCGGCCACTTGCGGCCCCGATGATCAGTCAGGGCACCAGAATCCTCGGCTCGGCGCGTCGGATGGCTACAGCATAGCATCCCCCGGCCTGCCGCGCAAGGGGCTACTTATGGGACTTATGTACTTGAGTCCCTATCGCGACGTTACCCAATCAGCGTGCGCCAGTGTTTACCCGCGAAGTTCGTCTACAAATGCGTTGTAAGCAATCATTGCTCGACTTCTCCGCTTTTCTGCATCCCAGTAATTGCGTTCAGCTTGAAGCACATCCTCAAGCAAAATACATAGGCGATTAGCTGCGCTTTCGCCTATCGTAATACGCGAAGGAACAGCCGCCGCTTCCGGCTCGTTGCTCACGATAGGCCCGCGCTTGGTGCCTTTGTCGCTGCGAGGCTTGCGGGCGGTATCGATGGCCGCTTTCTGCTCGGCTGCCACTGCGTCTAGGTCCGCCGCGCTAGGCGGATCGGGCCTCAGCAACTCCGGGTCGATTACGGGCGCATACACCTGGATTCCTTTGGCTGCCAGTCGTGCGTTCGCAGCCGCTACCGTTTCGTCGTCCAGCTTCTCGCCGGGTTCAATGCGCGTGCTCATCATTGCGGTGTGCCTTTCTTCTTCATGCGGGTTATGACGCCTTGCAGCGCAGCAATACGACGTTCGCACAGACGTTTTTCGTCTCGTAGGTCACCCATGCGATTCTTGTACCAGTCACGATCGCGCGTCATCGTTTCCAGCGATTCGTTCGCCACATCGCGCTGGCGGATTAACTCTGCAACCGCGCAAGCCTCAGCCTGTGATTCAATCGCACGCGCAAGCCGCTCGATACTATTTTCAAGTGCCATCACCACTCCATTCTGCGCGGGCCAGCCATCAGGAGGCGTCAGGCCAGCCCGCACGCTCGCCGCTTCCCCAACGGCAAGGTTAAAGGTTCTGTTGCGCCCAAGCGATATCCTCTGCGAAATCCTGGGCAAGTGCTGCGTTGATTGCCGCATCCGGGTGAGGTGTCTCTTCCTGCGCCAATGCGGGAGCCTTTTCATTGATCCGCTTCACGGTCGCATCAACATCCGCCAGGAAGCGATCTGTCTCGATGCGCATCTTGGCAATCTGCGCAAGACAATCCTTGCGCCATAGCCGAATAGTGAACTGGGCATAACGCAGTGGCAGGATGCGCAGATCGGCTCCGCTTGCCTTGGCTTCGGCGATCACATGCTTGTCCTCGCACATGCCGCCGTCGCGGCTGATAAAGTCGATCCATTCCAGATTTTCGCTTACCATGAAATCAAACCAAAGTTGTGGCAAGTTATCCTCTGGAATGAGGCCCGAATCAAGCGTGGCGAGGTGCGTGGTAGTCTTCGGCCCTTTGATCTCGATTGCGCCCACGTCGCCTACCAGCCCGTCCGGCGACCAACCGGTGCGCTCATCGTCGCCTACGATGAAGCCAACTTGCTCCACCATGACCTTCTCTTCCAGCTCGTAGGCGGTGCGTGCCAGCGGTTCGGCCGCGGTCCCAGCCAGCATAGGCGCAGAAACGTAGTTAGGCGCTCCGCCGATCATACTCAGAGTCTCGGCGACCTTTGTAAGCCGATAGAGGCGGCGCTTCGATCCCTCTGCGCCTTTCTGTGTGAAGTCAAGGACAGCAGCGGCCATGGAGGCTGTTACGCGCCCCAGGTGCTCCTGAAACCAGTCCGATTCGCCTTGTGCGATGTGCAGAATTCTCAATGTCCCTCCTAGTAGTTGATCGTTACGTTGGGGATCAGGCCTTCGCTGATAGCTCGAATGACTGCTGTCGCATCTTCTGGTGACATGAGCGTGATCGACTCAACTGCGTCGATTGCAGCGCTCTCAATAGCCGTGCGGTGCTTCTTGTTCTTCTCGCGCTTCTCAGTCTCCAGCCGCACACGCTCTGCCTCATCCGCAACGCGCTTGCGTTCGGCCTCGACCGACTGCTCTTGTGCGTGCTTCGCGTCGGCCTCTGCCTGTTGCGCCCTACGCGCAGCCGCTTGCTGTTCGGCGATAAGCATCTTTTCAGCTTGTTCGACTTGCTGCTTGCGCCGGCTCTCAGCCTCAACCAAATCCCGCGCGGCCTTCTCTTCCGCTGCGATCCGCTGGGCCTCCGCTTGCTTCGCCCGCGCTTCGGCTTCGATGCGCTCATTCTCAATGCGGCGTTGCTCGGCCTCTGCCGCCTCACGCGCAAGCCGGGCCTGTTCAGTGGCCTTGCGCTCTGCCTCTGCGGTCGCAGCCCGTGCAGCGGCTTCCTCGCGCTCTTTGATGGCACGTTCTCTGGCCTCGGCTGCTAGACGTTCCTGCTCTGCCGCTTGCTCTTCAGCACGCTCGGCAAGCCCGAGCGATGTATCCATGGAGCGCAATGCAATAGCCTTGACGCCCTCAGCTCGAACCGCGAACTCTTCCCACTTCCGATCATCGCGTTTGATCTCAGCGATGCGGTCACGGATACACTCGGACCCAAGCCGCTGCCAGTTATCGGCGGTGAAAGTTGCCGCTCCGCTGATTTCTGATAACGCCGCCTCATGCTCGGCCAGTCGCGCCTTCTCCGCATTCTCCCAGTCGGTCAGCGGTTTGCGAACTTCCTTTTGCAGGTTCTCTAGGCGCTCATCCGCCGCGCGCCCCTCCGCGTCGATGGCTTCCTTTAGCTTGCGAATATCTTCAGTTAAGCCCTTGCGTAAATCTTCCAGGGGCTTCTTCGACCGCGCCACCTTGTACGCCAGAGACGTGATAGCCTTTCGGCCTGTCTCTGTGCTGATGTCCAGCTTCGCTGCCTGCGCCCTGACCTCAACTTCCAGCTTGGTCAGGATGTCATCTGATCCACCCTTTTTAAAGAAATCCACCGGCACAATGCCGCTGAAATCGGTGATAACTGCCAGTTCCGTGCTTGGCGCTGGCGCTGCTGTTGCGTCGATTCTCATGCTAGCTCCTTCATGCGCTTGTCCCGCGCTGCGATGAATGCCTTGTTTGCTGCGTTATCTCCAACTTTGCTCCCCGCTTCGAGAGCAGCAAAGTAACACCGTGCTACCTCGTTCTTTGTTGCCGCCTTCTCTATTTCATCGCAGCGCCCGTCGATCTCGCCTTTATCGAGATGCCCCGCTTGCGGTCCTCCGGCCTTGCTTCCGTCATCGTCTTTCTGCTTGAATTGCAGATCGAAGATGAAATTCTTGAGATACCGCTTAGCATAGGTCATGGCGCTGCCAGTCGCGTGGGTCCGCGTCATCACGGCCCCGCCCTTTGGCCCTGCGCCGTCCGCAGGCATCTCTAACGGGTATCGGCGCTCATACGCCCCCTGTGCCAAGATAGCTGTGACCACGATAGTGTTTGGTTTCTCGCTGATAGCTGGCTCGAAGCTGAGATTCATCTTCTCTTGAGCTAGGAGCGGGTTGAGAGCAGCATCTATGTCTTCGATGAGGGCATACTTCGACCCAGGCTTCTCTCCCTCTCCGCGCTTGAGGATAGGCTTGATGGTTTGCTGGATTCGTAGCAATGAGGCATTGAATCGCTCACGGCTCTCATAATCACGCTGCTTCGTCATCTGCTCCAGGATTCTGTCGGCAACCGCGAGGGCATCTGCGCCGCCGCTTTCAAGCGCCTTTTGAAAGGCTACCTGAATCATCTGCATGGGCTGCATGGGTGTTACTGTCTCCGCTGGTATCGCCAGCGCGTTAGTGGTCATGCGGTGCCTCCGGTTTGAATTGCGCATCGTTCTGCCAGCCGCGCCATGCACACAGCATGAGCGGGTTAGTGATGCCATTGACCTCAGCCGCAGC